GTGTTTGAAAAGTTCCTCTAACCTTTAACCCCCTCGTGTTACACTTAAAATCATGTTCTTTATCAAATTGACCTTGTAAATCATCTTCTCTTGTATCTAAAAAATTCTGATATTCATCTTTTACAGTTGTTTCATCCAATAATTTTCCCTTTTCACTTGCTGAATACTCATCAAAATCTTTCATGATTTTATCAAAATCCAAAGAGTATTTGTATGATAAAAAATTTAAGAATTGTGTAAATTTGCGAACTGATTTGGCAAAATCAAAGTGTTTTAGGAACTCTTCAAAAAAAAACACCTTTTTGTCTTTAAGAATCTTTTCTGGAGATAAAAAAGATAAACAAACAAATTTTTGCCCCGAAATTGGTTTATCTTCTTCGAGCAAGTCAACATATTTAGGATTTTCAGTTCCATTCTGATTAAGCTTTGTTTGAAATGATTTAGACATTATGTATTATCTCATGTTTTTTTTTTAAGTTTTAACACGCGATATATTTTTTTTCTTGATATTTATTATAATGATTGCTGACTTAGGAGATGCTTTAGATTTAGGTGAACTTGTGAAGAGAGCCGTCAAATATCTCGTAGAAGGCTTCATGGTCGCTATTGCCGCATATGCGATCCCGAAGCGCTCATTGAATTTCGATGAGGTTGCCCTTATTTCATTAACTGCTGCTGCTACTTTCAGCATATTAGATACATATGTACCTACAATGGCTGTATCCGCGCGAACTGGTGCTGGATTTGGTGTAGGAGCTAACATGGTAGGATTCCCTCGGTAAACAATATGAATGCATAAATATTCATCATACTGTTATTATAAATTCCCAATTTAATTCTCCACATATCTTTCTCCATATATCGTCTTGTTCAATTCTTTTTATTGGATCTTTTAACATTGGAAAGAATGGTAAAAATTGATGTTCTTCCAATAACTCACACATTTTATATAATACATAATAATAATTAAGAAAATTCACTCTTCCATCTGGACAATGCTTTGCATATGGTTTTTGGATTTCCAAAAATAAATTACATAATTTCTCTTCTAAATCAGGATGCATAATTGGCGGTCGAATTCCTAATTTATCTTTTATAAATGGTATGTGTTCATAATATTTATTATATCCCAGTTTTTTAAGAATATTTTTCGCTTTTTTGTTTGTCATCTCTGATAATTGAATCCGTTCTTTTTTTATTTGTAATTTTATCTCAGTTAAAACTTCGGGTGGAATCTGTGTCGTTTCTTTCGCTTGAAATTGAGCCAAAATCTCTCTGAAATGATTAATTCGTTTATAAGCATAAAAACACACTTCTTTAGGCGGTTCTTTATATGACGGTTTTTCATGTTCAACCAAATAAGGCACAAATTTTGAACATTTTTTACAAACCAAAATTCCCTGATAATCTATTGGTACCATTTCACCATTACAATGTACACAATAATCATTCTTTTGAACATAATTATTTACATCTAAAAATTTCTCATCTACATTTATTAAATATTTTTGTGTTTGAGTCGAATTTATTTTTTCGTTTGAATGTTGTTTATGAGTATTAAAAAATGAATGTAATATTTTCTTTTTACTATGACCTTCCGAAATCTCTCTCTTTTTCTCAAAATAATCAAAAATATATTTAGAATTATTTAAAAAATATTCCTTTCTTTCTTTTTTTAATTGTCTTCTCTTTTTTTTTAATACTTTTAATTCATCCTTTGTTTCTAGCATCTTTTCTAAATTTAAATCTTGTTTTAGTTGTTCTTTTAAATTTAGTATATTTTTTTCAATATCCGGAATTTTAATATTATCAATATCATTAAAATTCTTCAACATCTCATTGTGTTTATTATCCAATGTTATTATTGATAATTTGTTCATTTTAATTTTTTTAGTTGCTTTTGGTTTAAAATTTGGCATTATATTAACTATTTTCTTTTTTTTAATAGAAAATAAAGTTAGTTTAATTAATTTCTATTTTTTATTATTCTCTATTAGATGTCCGATGTATTCGATATTAAGATTGAACAAAATATAAAACCGGATTTTTTAAAATTACAAAAAATGAAATTTTTGTATAATGCTTTAGAAAATGGTTGGACAGTCAAAAAAAAGGAAAAATTATATATTTTTACTAAAAATCATGAAGGAAAAAAAGAAGTATATTTAGATTCATATTTGAGACGCTTTATGCTCTCAAACTTAACTATAGAAAATTTTAAAGCTTAAATAAAATGAAAAAAACTCTATTTCTTTATTTTTTTTTCTTTAGCAATATTATAACTATGGGAGGAGGATTAATGCAACTCGTAGCTTACGGCGCTCAAGACGTCTACCTTACTGGAAACCCGCAGATTACATTTTTTAAAGTTACATACCGTCGCCACACCAACTTCGCTATGGAATCTATTGAACAAACGTTCAACGGATGCTGCGATTTCGGTCGTCGTGTACAATGCACTATTGCTCGCAATGGTGACCTTGCTTACCGCACATATTTTCAAGTCACACTTCCCGAAATTGGACAATCACAAGCCAATTTCGCCCGCTGGCTTGACTACCCCGGCGAACACATGATCAACATGGTTGAAGTTGAAATTGGAGGGCAACGCATCGATAAACAATATGGTGACTGGATGCATATCTGGAACCAACTTACCAGCACTGCTGAACAAGCACTTGGTTACAAAAAGATGGTCGGACACACAACACAGCTTACCTACTTGACTGACCCAAGTTTCGCAGCCGTTGACCAGCCATGTGCGACTGGTGCTCCATGCAACACGTGTGCTCCACGCAACGCACTCCCCGAAACAACTCTTTACATTCCACTCCAATTCTGGTTCTGCCGCAACCCAGGTCTTGCGCTTCCACTTATTGCCCTTCAATACCACGAAGTCAAGATTAACCTTGAAGTGCGCCCTCTCGATGAATGCCTCTGGGCTGTAAACAACACGAACGGCAAATTGAAATGCTCACCATCTGGCTCAAGTGGCAAAGCCACGGGTGCTTACACCAAGTCTCTCGTTGCTTCATCGCTTTACGTCGACTACATCTTCCTCGACACTGATGAACGTCGTCGCATGGCACAGAACCCACACGAATACCTTATTGAACAGCTTCAATTCACCGGCGATGAATCTGTCGGATCATCGTCTAACAAGATCAAACTCAATTTCAATCACCCATGCAAAGAGCTTATCTGGGTTGTCCAGAAAGACGCTCTCGTCGATTACTGCTCATCGTTCCTCTGCGACTCCCTCTTATACAACATCCTCGGCGCTCAGCCATTTAATTACACTGACTGTGTCGATGCCGTCCCCAATGCCCAGCATGCCTACTCCGGACCACAGGCTGCCGCAACTGGCGAAAACCCCAATCACCAGGGTGTTATCAATGCCAGCGACCTCTTCGTCGACCCCGGTGCGGCCGACCTCAACGAATACGCCGCCTCCGCATCGGCATGGCCCGCCTCGAGCTACGACTCCAACGCCTACCCACAAGGCGTTCCTCTTAGCTCGCGCGAAACCAGTCTCGTATCCGACGCCGGTTCGTTCATTCTCGCCGAAACTGCTCTCTGCATGCATTGCTGGGGCAAAAACCCAGTCGTCACTGCGAAACTCCAGCTTAACGGACAGGACCGCTTCTCGGAGCGCGAAGGATCGTACTTCGACGTCGTTCAGCCATACCAGCATCACACGCGTCACCCAGACACTGGCATTAACGTCTACTCGTTTGCTCTCCGCCCTGAGGAACATCAGCCATCGGGCACCTGCAATTTCTCGCGTATTGACAACGCCACCCTTCAACTCGTCCTTTCCAACGAAACCGTCGGAGGAGAAGACACCGCCAAGGTTCGCGTTTACGCCACAAACTACAATGTTCTCCGCGTCATGAGCGGAATGGGCGGACTCGCTTACTCAAATTAAAGACAATTTATCGTCTCAATCTATCGGAGACGTCGTTTTCTTATTATTTTTTTACTAAAATTATAAAATTCACTAAAATTTTATAATTCATTATAAATAATCTAACTAAATTATAATGCCAAAGAAATCACGCAAAAGACGCGGCGGACTTAAACCGCCTCCACGCATTACTAAACAAAAGTTGAATGAGAAAATGTTGAATGAGTCCATTAAGAAAAATGCAAAACAAATGTTAAATGTTTTTCACAAAGTTGAAAAAATGTTTAATTTGCCTAACACACCAGATAAGAAATTATTAAAAATGTTTAAAGAAGTTAAACCAAAAGAGATAGAAAATTTATTTGATACACCAATTAAACAATCTGGTAAACAATCTGG